TACTGTATTTAAGTTATCACTTAAATCTTTTAATCGTATTTCTAATGTATTGTTTCCTATATTAGATGAGATTAAGTAGTTTGATGCATGAATTGAATCATTACCAATATTTAAATTATAATCATTACCAATATTTAATTTATTAACACTGAATTCCAATCCAGGTTTTATGATATTATTCTGATCATTTCGTAAAAAATGTGTATTATCAACCCCACCTAATTTATCACTGTCAGTTGCTGTCCCCCAAAATCTATAACTTAACCCATTGAAATCAGGTCTAGTTTGTCCAGGGTATAACGCATCATCAGAATTAATCAGTGTAATACCTTGTTGAATAGTTTTAAATCCAGATATAGCTTTTTTTGGAACAAATTTTTGTGAACTTATAACTGCTACTCTATTATTTTCAGAATATAATGAAATTACGTTATGACTAGAATTTGATGAATCGTAGATTGTTTCAACAATTTGTCCAGACAATGCACCTTGACTATATTGTGGTCCAACTAGCGTCCAATTAGTTCCAGATCCAGAGTAAATATATAATTGCTGATTGATTGTATCTACCCATAAATCACCAGTACTAGCAGAAGATGGTTTACTAATCGCTTTCTTAACGGCACCGGCAGCACCCCAGTTATTAGGTGTACCATCTAAATTTACCATTAATTGGCTATTAACATTATCAAACCATAATTGACCTTGAATTGGGTTCGATGGTGGGTTTGAATTAGCAAAGCTTTCCATCAAATGTAAAAAATTATTTGCAATATGTGAGCTATACCCTGCATAATTCTTACCAACAAATGTTAAACTTGTTTGAGTATTGATCGTTTTGTCTATAACAGTTATAGGTTGTTTTGTTGGATTTGATGATTCTGTATATGAAACTATATATGACATCTATTAAACTCCAGATAATGATTGAATTCGAACTGTATAATCAATTTGAACTAATCTATTCAATGATTTTTGCACTGGATGAAAAATTACATGGGTTAATAACATATTACTACCATATGGGTCATAACTACGTAGTCCCAATTCATCAAATACATATGCACTTTCCCCATTTGTGGTAGTATCATATGCCGCCTGATTGGTAGGCTCACCATAATCCAATAAACATGATACTAAAATATCTGTATAATTATTACCAGTATTATGTATTACCTCAATTCTATTTCTACTTGGGTCTAAGTTCCCACTTACAGTATCATTAACAATTTTTGAATATGTTTTATTATATAAATTTGCATTGGATCCTGAGCTATTTGGTGTTAAATAAGTAATAATACCAGTAGGATCAACTACTGTACCACCATTTCCAAATGCCATTTCATATATAAACTGTTGTCCTTTATTGGCAACACTATTTGCTAATGCAATACTTATATTTTCATAATGAATTGCATTACGTTTGTTAACGAATATCTCTTGAGTTGTTGGATCAAATATCTTAATATGGCCTTCAACATGTATTCCTGTTTTTTCTTTACTCTGCATGGTAATCTCTCTATATCCTATATTTATCAATTAATATTATCTACTAATTTAATCCATATCTTAGTTTTTTTGGTCTAGGGTAAACTACACCTGTAGATGGTCTAAATTTATAATTTGTTTTTGGAAATATAATATTAATGGTGTATCTCTCCAAATTGTGATATAAATATTTATTTGGGCCATTTTGTAAATCATATAAATCAGAAGTACCCCCAGAGGTAGACGTTAGTTGTCCAGTTTTAGCATAAGATGTAATATAATTCTTTGCAGCAGCTTGCGCCATATTTGGATATATTTCTAGTGCACATGCTAATACGCCACACACTTGTGGTGATGCCATTGATGTCCCAGATATTTTTCCTTTATAATATGATGAATTTCTAGGATCAGTGGATGCCGCATATGTCCCATTATCATTAAAAGAACTCATTATATATTTACCTGGAGCATACAGGGATATTGCAGGACCTGTATTACTAAATGATGCTTTTCGTTCAGTATAAATTGTATCTATTGCACCAACTCCAATTACTCCAGGAACAGACCCTGGTGTTGAACCACGATGTGTGTACCACAAATATGATGTACCACCATATGTTGCGTTAAAAGTATTATCATAATCTGGTCCAGAGGATACATCTATTAAAAATGAATCATTACCAGCCGCTGCAACTATTATAATACCATCGTTAATTGCCTGTTGTATGTCAGATGCCATTGAAGTACTATAATATGGCACTGCCGCAATTGCTGATGTATTATATATACCAGCATTTGTTAACTCAGTTACAGTTAATGCAGTTGAATAATCACCAACACTAATTCCACGCTTTATTGCATGTGTAATAGAACCCGTACCAAGTGATGACGATGGAAATGTTACAGTAGTTCCATAACTACAATTACAAATTGTTGGATTTTTCACCCCAGTTAACGGATTTATTGCCTTATTTCTATGAAACGCCCTAATGTAATCCCATAATATTAATGCATCCATTGTGTTTGAATTTGGAGACACTCCGAATGGACTAATATTATATATATTAGCATCTCTAGCCCATCCATTTGTATTACCGGCAACCGTTCCTGCAACATGACACCCATGATTGTTTTCTGGACCGGTATATGGGGTGTATACATATTGCCCAGATAACGCTGTAGTAGCATCATTATCTATTGATGATGCTATCGAATTTAATGAATGCCAATCAAATTGATTAACTCTACTCCCACCAGTACCATCTGAATTAACACTAAATTCTGGGTGTTCAGGATTGATATGACCATCAATTATAATAACATCAACATGTCTCCCACTTGTTGTTGTTGAAATAGTTTCCGTTAGTGTTGAAGTGCCATTACTTCCCCAATTCGCAGTTTGGTCACCTTTTACACATCTAGATAGCCCCCAATTATAATAAGAACTACTATTAGATGATGACTTGTCAAATGCTTCAACTGGTGTGGTCCAGTTTGGTGTAATCGTAGATAATACCAAACTCGCTAATTCAATATTGGTTATTCTAGGATCTAATAACAACTTTTGTACTTCGTCATAAGTTAATAAATAATGTGTATTTTTACTTAATGGTCTTCTTTTATATACTGAAACTTCCCTATCCGGGACATTCTCAGTCCCACCAATGGTCTCCATATCTATATAAAATTGGTCCAACTCTGACTCATCATTTAGTGTAATAATATATTCAGAATAATCACTCATACTATTGCTCCAATGGTAATAATGTCAAAGTGATAGTAAATGTACCAGCAGATGAATTGGTATTTGTTATTGCTAACAAAATATTTGTCGATGCTGGTGATTCATTACTAAATCCAATTACACCGGGTGCTATAGGCACGGTGGTATTAGCAGTTGTAACTACTTCCGCAATAATACCGGTCGTTGTTGGATCTACAGAAATAAGTCTAGCAGCATCTGCAGTTCGGGATGCGGCATCTGTATAGATCCTTACCCATGCGCCACCAATACTCGATGCGGTTTGAACACTGTACAATACATATCCGTTATACCCAGTTATTGTTAGATTTGCAGTTGCGCCAGCCGCAATTAATGTTGTTGTTGCACTAGCCTGTGTTCTAGCTGGTTTATTCGTTAATGAAGTATAGTTGCCACTAAATCCAGAAATAACTCCATTATTAATTGTAATACTTGTACCATCTATCTTAACTCCACCTAATACCGATGCAGTAGCAGTTGGTAATGTATATGCAGCAGCACTGCTAATTATTCCATTATTAATTGTAATACTTGTACCATCTATCTTAACTCCACCTAATGCCGTTGTAGTCGCAGTTGGTAATGTATATGCAGCAGTACTACTAATTACTCCATTATTAATTGTAATACTTGTACCATCAACTTTAACTCCACCTAATGCCGTTGTAGTCGCAGTTGGTAATGTATATGATGGTATCGAATTAACTGCCGTGTATAAATCAGTAAAGTTGCTATTAATTTTTATAGCACCTTGTCGCAATGTATCACCAGTTCCATCATTTGCGATGGAACCAGTTGATAATATGAGTTGTTGCGTTGTCGTCCATGTTGTCATAGTTTATTCCTTAATTATAAAGTCCATTGTAACCCAGTTTTCTTGACTATAGTAATCTTCGTACCAGCTGGTACAGGTCTTGTTAATCGTATTTTTTTCGAAGTTCCATCAACTGAAAAATCAGCATCAAACTGTACATCACCAGCTGGACTATATGGCGAAATATTCAAATTAAATACTATATACGGATGTTTTTTTAATCTTATATGTGCTGAAAAAAACTCCCAGTTATTATAATCAGTTAAGAAATCTTCACTAGTATGAGAAGAGATACATCTATATGTATATATTCCATAACTTATTATATCACCGATATTATAGGTTGTTGTTATTGACCAGCTTGTAACTTCATAATGCACAAATACATCAATTTCATCACATTGACCATAATTATTCGGTATCACACTTGTAAATTCTTCAGGTAAATCCCACTCAGTAACTGCTTTTGATGGGATAAATGTCACATCAACCATATTAGAAAATGAGCTCATGGTAACATGTTCAGTAACATTATTATCACGATATGAAATAATAGTACTTGGTCCAATATTTTGAACTTCTGTCCCAGATTCATATAGGTTTACTGCACCAGTTCCCATTGTTCCACGTCTTATTTGACTCAACGTGTTGTCATGAATTTTAAAGTACTCAATTCGTTCACCATTAATATCAATCACACCTGGTTTATTTTTCTTTATGTCAGGTATATCAAAATTATCTGTGTTCTTTAAATATATCACATCATCAGTTATGTAAAAATCCTGAGTCAATTCAGTTCGTTGATCATAATTCAAATTTTTATATTGGAATCTGTTCAACATATCTTTAAACTGCATATATGAAACCCGTGTAGTTTTATTACTATTATAGGTAATAATATCAAATACATCTTCTGTCGTAGGTTCAAATAATAATGTTAAACTAATTTTATCAGGGTTTATTATAAAATCAACACCTGGTGTTAATAATTTTCCAGTTTTTACAACCCATATATAATCCTCATTTATAATTTCATTTGGAAGCTGGATAATACCACCCAACACTTCTAAATTATAATAATATTGTGAAGAATCTTGTACAGGTATAATATCTGGTGTAGCATCAATCTCTATCCTTGATACACCCAAAATTGTATTATTATAAGAACTAAATATAACCACAATATTGTTAGGTCCAATTACAGTATCAAATATGATCCCAGCGGGTGATCCACCAAATGCTGGAATATAAGTGTATTCAGAACTCAATAATATGCGTTGATCTATTCTAACAATCATATTGATTTCATTCGGTGATGCATCACCAACGATACTAGTTAATATATATGCTTGTGTTTTAGGTCTATTATCACCAACAACTTTCTGTGATGTTGTTATAGTAAATGTTCTTTCAGCATTACTAGCAAGAATATAATGAACAATCGCATTAGGTGGTATAGGATTAGAAAATATAAACTTCAAAACACCATCAACATTTTCAATATGATTTGATAAGAATTCACCATGAAAATATGCATATGCAGTTACACTAATAGAAGAATTCCACATTGTTTTGGTTGCAAATATTGTTTGACCACCATTCCCAACAAAAAATCCAGTATCTAATATATCAGATCCATTTACACCAATACTGAAAATAGTTACAATGAAGCCTTCATCAGGTGCCGTTGTAAATGTAATAGTATTGTCATCATAGTTAACAATATAATCAACACCAATTTCTTGGTAAACAATCTCTGAAAGTAATTCATCATCTTCATTTCTAAAAAATGATTCAACCGTAACGATTAATGATTGGTTACTATTCATTCGTTGGCCAATATCAAATATAGTATCTTCACCATTTGCAACATGCTTTTCAACTTTAATATTGCCTGAAACAACTGATTGACTATCATATACCTTAATAGAGACTGCATCTACCAATTGACCAGGAACTATTTCCTCTGGAGCATAACTAGTATTTTCTGTTACAAGCCCATCCCCATCAACATTGACATCACTTGGTGAAATTCCTGTTGCTGAGGTATATGCCAAATTCCCACCATCATAAGAGGTGTCATAATCTTCCTCATATGGTTTAATTGAGCCATCACTTGTAATTTTTCTTAAAATGATTACATCGCCTTCATTAATACTAACATTTATAGGTATATTAATACTAACATACCCATTAATACCAACTGTGACCTCATCGTTAGATTCCGATTCAACCAACGCTGTTTTCATTACGGCATTAATATTTGTTTGAAAATGTTCTGGTCCAGTAGCGCCAGGCATAATTCCATAGTATTGATCATCAATTCTAGTACCATTTAAATATACAGTAATTAACGTACCAATTTCTGGGACATATGGCAAATCTATTGAATGTTCATTAGCACCAACATTTACTGCATGATCATCATAAGTTGTATCATAATTATCCCATCTATCAGATGCATATGGTGTGCTATCCCATCCTTTATTGTATTCAAAATTCATACCATCAACGATTACACCACCATAGTCAACACCAGTCATTAATTGTGATAAATCTTTACCCAAATCGGTAGAAGATGGATTATAAAAATGTTGAATTCTGTCAGCCGCATTTAATGTTGAAACATCTTTACTATATGTAATTTCTATAATAGACCCAATTACAGGTATTGTATCAAATGTTATTGAGCCAGTTACTTTACTGAAGTAAATATTATATTCAGGATTTATTGGTTCATGTACTATAGCTAATGTGTATACACCTCTAGAAATTTCAACACCGTTTATAGTTACTAATGCTTTTCCAATCTTAATATCTGGTGCCCATGATAATCCATAAGTACTGTTTACACCATCCGCTTCAAAACTTTCAGTTTCTTCTAATTTATTAATACTATAATCATTAGTAATTCTATCGAATTTTAAACCAATTGTATTAGTTCTGATATTACTGTCACCTATGATTGCTACAGCTCGTGCAGCATCACCATTACTGGCATTACTAATTCTCACCACAGGTGCAGCTAAATAACCAGACCCACTAGTAACAAGAACTATACTATCTACTTTTCCATTATTAATAGTGGTGTATGCAGTAGCACCAGATCCAGAATCACTTATAATTTCAACCGTTGGCGCAGTTAAATACCCGTATCCAGAATATGTCAACGTTAATTTGGTAACTTTAAATCCAACATGATCCAACCAGCTTTTCCATGGATATTCATTAATCGCAGTATCATATGCAACAATTTCACCATTTTCAACAGTTGCATCAATCACTGTAGTTCCGCCATAATTATATAATGATGGTAAATCAAAATCCGTAGTTCCAAATTTACCGATATCATTATTATTGTAAGAACTTACATATTCTCTAATTTTCGTTCTATATGGTTTCACTTCAGCAACATATGATTCAAAATCTGCTAAATTATCATTTTTATATGTAATAGGTTGATCCAACATACCAACATTATGAGTTGCTTTTACAAAACTTGTTTTAAAAATCCAATCTATATATGTTTGTTCACTAAATGCATATCTTATACTATTGAAAAATAAATTTAGATATTCAACTTTTAAATCATTGATGAATATTGATTCCTTAATGGCTGTCAATATGTTACGCAATTCAGTTGTTACATTTATATCATAACCAGTGGTATCATATAAGGCACCATCATACGCAGTTTGATTATATAATGATGTTTTTAATTGAATAGTACCGTTTTCAATGCCAATTATTGTATATTCCTGTGTCCAATCAATAGTACCAACAGTTGAATTACGTTTTAATAATACCCATTCACCAACATTATTATACTTAACTTTAACAATATCATTTACTTTTGGTGAAATCGATGTTAAATCTGAAAAATTTAGAACTTCGTATTCAATTGCAGTAAATTCATTATAGCCTGGCTCATACCAATTAACTTTATCCCAATAATTAGGAGTATTATAAGATTGTGTTAATGATCTAACCCACCCAGGTACGGATGCATATGATCTAATCGTAGTCATTGTAACTGTTTGTACATTATTCACAGTCCAAGTCGTACCATTTCCACTCACTATAAATGTACCTGGAATTACACCTGTTCCATATAAATATTGTCCGGTTTCTATGATACCAGTAATCGATCCGTCAATAGTATCAATAGTCAACGTAGTCCCATTAATATTAGCAATGCTTGCAACAAATGAATTTCTTTTTGGTTGATATGAATATATCGCCCATGTATCATTTGATTGGGTATCACTATTAATCAATATAGCAAAATCTCTAACACGTATAACAGTATCATCTGAATAACCTTCACCACTATTAATAATTGAACAACTTATAATTTGTCCTTTTGAATTAATAATTGGAACTATATTTGCATTAATACCGCTGCCTAATACAGTAATAACAGGGGCTGTAATATACCCTAACCCAGAATTTATTATTTTAACATCAGTAATTTTACCATCATTTATTATAGGTAATAAGACAGGCTGTTTAACAGAACTAACGTTAATAAATTGTAATTCAGAATCTGTGTCAATTGCTTTATCGTATAATCTTGATGACTCCAATGGTGCCGAATCATATTTCTCCAATAATGATAAATCACGAGTTGATGAAGATATTTGATTTTTTATTAGAACTAAATTTGCTTGTTCAATATATTGTTTTAATGCTTCAAATCTATTTACAAACATAGATTGACGTGGGCGATTCTCGATACCATATCGTAATTTCGGTGATACAGTATTATCAGGCACCAGGCGGCCAGCCGTGTCACTTCCACATAAGCTATCAAACCATTTCTGTTCAACATTGTAAGGTATTGTTGTTAATGGATCATTACTGATAAGTTTCCATTCAGAATGTATTTTTTGATCAATATCGCCAATTGTCCAATATTGTAATGATAAAACAACATCTTTATTTTGTAATAAATATTTACAATTAGCTACATTAAATGAATTCATACCAGTTAACGATACAAATTTATATCCTTCACTTACTGGATTTGCAATCATGTTTGCAACACTTGCACTAGAAATATATCTTCCAGATACTGATGGAACTGTTACTTTATTTTTAACCCAATAGTAATATGTATATTTTAAACTTTTACTGATATTATCAAAATAAGTTTTAACACTATATACACTATCAGAGTATAATGATTTCCCACTAATACCCATTGATAACCCACTATCAGTGTCTGATTGTGCATCCCACGCAGATGGTTTTAATGATGTTTCAACCCATTCATAAATATCAACAGATGCCAATGGTGCAAGTTTATACCAATTAGTTGATCTGTATACATCATCAACATCATTACATTCAATAAATTTAGAAGTACTTAAATCCCACCATATTTTACCAACTTGTTTTGTCGTCCATGCAGCAGTAGTATCTACATTAACAGAAGATGTCCCAACAGAATAAATTGCTGGATCATAAAATGTCTTGTAACTAATCTCTTCGTCAGCTGGCCCTGCAATTTTACCTTGTAATGGATCTAATACATCCAAACTAGCTAAAAGCATATTGGTTTTTTTATTATATACAAATGCTTTTTTTATTTTACTAATATTTGGGACAGTAACCTCGGTATTCAACTTGGACCAGCTGTACGCATTAGCTTGTTTATTGTATTCAACAACCAATCCAATATTTTGCAATTGATTATCATATGAAGGCGTTCCAATTAACACAGTTCCATCACCAACTGAAAACCCAACATTTGCAGTATTTTCAATATTAGTAATTAATGATATGGTTTCACTAAAAATCCATTTAGTCGCATATCTATCATAGATATCAATTCTACCAGAAGGTGAATTTGAATATTTGCTATGTACAACTATTGTATTATCACCCATGAACGATATGTTTGTACCAAATTTTTCGTTAGATTCTGGGACAGTATTTAATATTTGTTGGTATTCTGAATACATTGTACCAAATTTATAAACAGTAACAGTCCCCTCATTTGGATATTGCACTGTTTCCAGTGGATCAGATATTGCAATATATGTTCCGGTATCATTAACTGAAATACCAGTACCAAACGCCGATGTACTACCAGTCAATGTTTGTAAAAATTCAAAATCTTTATAAATATGCACTTTGCCAACTGCAGAAATCAATAGTGTAGAGTTATCTGTACTGACATTTACATTTGTTCCATATAAATCACCGGAAACCTGGCCATTATAATTAGTTGTTAAATCATACTGCCAGTAATTTACAACAAAATTAATTGTACCAGATGGTTGAACATCGGGTGCAGCACTTAGTGTTACAGTTTTTGTTACAGTATTAACACTTATTACTTGTTGATTACTATAGAATCCGGTCCCAACCACATACATACCAAACCCGATTTTAGCAACCGAAGATAATTTTATAATATTACCATAGCTACCAGCAGGATTATATTCAGCACTTGTAACTATACTTTGATTGTATGAAACTTTATAAACTTTCCCAGTATCATTATCTGAACCTGGTGCCCCAATATATAATGCATAAGAGCTCGCATCATTGTCAAATGATAAACTATATCCAAATTTTTCATTTGATGCAGGGAATGGGCTAACAAATGTAGATACTTCAAAGTAATTGTCTGTATCATCCTTTTCATAAATCGTAACAACACCTTGGTTTGTATAAATTGAATCAAGCCCTTTAATTGTAGTATGATTTAAATCATAGATTTCTCGTGTTATTGCATTGTTTAATCCAGTAGTATTATCAAATGAAACAGCAGCCGAATCAAATGTATTAACACTATTATCAAATCGCATATCTGTATAGTAAATTACAGATGCATTACTTGCATTTGGGGAACCAACCGCAAGCCATTTCCCATCACCTGACATTGCAATAACTTCACCAAATATATTATTTGGATTGATTCCATTATTAGAAATATATGGGGTTGTTAATACTTGCTTTTGTCTTCTAATAGAAGAATCGTTAGAGCTGTATGTATATATTTCTCCAAGTGCAGTTGATATGGCTACTAATTTTCCAGAATCCCAAGACGCAATAGATCTACCATAATTCATTTCAGATGTAATATATGGTTGGACTATCATTCTCCCAGTATACACTGGATTATATCGCCATACTGCCCAGTTACCGGTTCCATCATTGTCTGTCCATAGTTTTTCACCAGATAAAATGTTATTTTGCAAAATAGTATTTGCATTATCAATATTAGTAATACGTTGATTAGTAAATTTAAAAATTTCAATAGATGATTGATGGGTAAACGGATTTTCAATTGTTAACCCTGTTTTTATAATTACTATAGTATGTGTTGTTGTTGAATTTATTTTATAAAAACCATTAAATCCAATAACACCAGTAATACCAATATAATCACCTGTACCTAATGTGACTATGGAAGATGTTGTAATTGTTAAAACACCATCATTAGCTGTATATGTAACATTAGTTATAACTAAATTTGATGGGGTATATCTATACACATTCCAAGAGCGTTGTTCAAATGTACACCACACATAACTACCTTCAGAAAAGTTAGATATGTCTTGATCGATAATCTGATCTATAGATTTCAAAGTAACTAATACATCAGACTCTCTAACATATCCAGCCGATCTTAAAAATGGTTTTTTAGAAGTAACAACCGGAAATGGGTTTGAATTATATCCAATTGGTTTTAAATACAAATCCGTTGGAAGTTGTTGTATAATATAGTCTGATAACGATAAATCAATATTTGGTACTAATTTATATCCTTGAGGATTATTAACGTGGGTTTGTTCATCTAATAAGATTTCCACCTCATCAAATGCACTACTAGCACCATATTGACCTACACGCAATGCCCATTCTTCGTAAAATGTCAGACTTTCTGCATTTTCTGTATTAAATACACCAAATAAATGGTCAAATACATTTTGAGTACCTTTATCACGAATCATGCCTTGATAGAACTTAAATTCACTAACATTATCTTGAATAATATTGTCTAAATATTGACGTTTCTGATACCCAATCAAATGTTGTGCCATTGTTTGCTGTGAATTATCAAAACTATCAACTTCTAATGTATAAAATTCATTAAATTGTGTAGCGATTGTTGTCAAGTTTGGTAAAATTTGCTGAACTGGTTTCTTTGATAATTTAACCCAGTTGCTTGGCATAAAATTTTCGGATCCAGCCATGCATATATCTGCACTATAATAATACGATTGATACCTTACCACATCCCCAATAACATAATCTTTCCATGGTGTCCAATTTGATACACTAGCATCATCAAATATAAAGCCAGGAATATCAAATCCACCATACCAGTCACTACTCACATATGCAGATACTTTAATTCTATCTTGTTTATATCCACTAGTTGGATCATAAATTAAATCATTAAACATTGTTGTATTGTTGATAATAACAACATGTTCTTTTTGTATCAAGTAAAAGCTAGCATTGTAAATACCATCATCATTGGTTGGTGCATAACTAACAAAATTTTCATCTCTGTTTGATTTTAAATATAATGGTGATATTGGTTGCCCGTCTACTCTAAACATTTCATAATCATTGTATGGATTAGATATATCGTCAATAATATTGATAGTTGTAGAAAATGTTATTTTATTCGCAGATGGACTTAAGGATATAACTGAACTCCCAACCGTACTTAATCCATCCATTTTTAAATAATATTCGGTTTGAAATGTAGAATTAGCTGGAATATTTCTAAGAGCCTTATAGTAATCACCAAAATATCTAACAATAGTACCATATTGAACAGCGGTGTTAGGTACCCATTCTGACCATTTATCCTGTCCGGTTGACCAATTTTGTGTTGTCCAAAATAAAAATTCCTTAGCACTGGTTTCCCAATTACATACTTGTGCTAAATTAGAATTAAAATCATCAAATATGAAACCTTGATCTTTTAAGTACTCACCATAGCCAAGTAAAAAGTCAACTACTTCTTGAATAGTACTAAACACTGAATTGTATGGCAATGTGATTGGTGTTTGTCTATTCCAGGCTTTTCTAAAATATACAGTTCTTCCACCAACAATTGGTAATGATGCTAATTGTTGATATTTTGAATTATCGAATACAGAATCACGGTTAATAAACACAGTGGCTCTATAAAACACGTTACCTAATTTAACTATTTGCCCGTGTGGGTATGATTCACCACTTTTCCATGAAACATATGATTCTGAAATTCCACCAATTGTTATAATTGACCCTTTTTGTGACCAATTATAATAGTTGAAATATGGCTGTGTTTTACTGTATCCGTTTACAGAATATCCATTCGCGAGTTTTGATACAATAACTCCACTATATGTTATTTTACTCGTAGGAGTAGACGTATTTAATATAATTTTATAATCATCTGACGGTACAAATACCCCACCAGCAGTTAATGGTGATTTTGAATCTAATATTAATTTAAATTGTTGTTTGCTTGTGAATGCACCAACTCTATAACATAAATTATAATTCAAATTAAAAATATCATATAGATACTGATTATATTTTGTTAAATCTTCACTTACTAAATAATTAATAATATAGTTTATTATCCCAGATGTCTGGACACGTGAATTACTAGAATAGATACTTGGTAATTTTAAATCAGATGCTGTTATATGCACCCCAGATTCTGTGTAAATTAGCTGCCCATTGAGATTTCTTTTTATTCTTGATCTATCAAATAATACACCAATAACACTTGATGGTTTCATTAATATAGTTGTTAAAAGTAAACTAAATGGGAAGTGTGAACTACGTCTCCATGCATTTTCTACCGGTGCAATATCACCAAAAACAAAATCACCTTGTATATTTTGTGATAAAAATCCTGAAACAATTCCAGAATCAAATGGACTTACTAAATTTCCACCATCATCTACAGGAATATGTGATAATAAAAATGGTTTTAAGTAATCTACCAATACAATTGGATCTTTACCAGGTTCTTTTAATAGGCCATTACTGATATCTTCCCACATTATGTGATTATCACTGGTATATGGAGCAGGTCCATACACAGTATCCCACCACGATGGCTTATCAGTAATTCCCATGATTTCCCATGGACATATATTTGGTCTATCAGTATCCAAAATCCATTTGTATACTCCTCTCCAATATCCAGGTGCAGTTGACCCGTTTGGTGATGATAACCCACTATAATTAAATGTGAATGGATTATTTTGATCAAATGTAACTGCTGAAAAATTAACATCAATTAATGACAACCATTTATAAAAACTTGATGATAATATTTTGTTAAACTCAGTCATACTATAATCATTTTTAACATTATACCTAGATATAATGTCATTAATATTGAAAATATTAGGATCGTATGATATTTTAGTATTATTGTATATTCTTTTTTCTAACTCTATTAGTAAATCATCACGATAATCACCATATGCAAGTGTTAAACTACCATCGTGTCCCTGTATCATTGATACTGGTGTTATTAAAGTTGTATCAACATATATATTAGGATCATATAATGGAAAAATCCCTAATTTAGAAGGGGTTTCTGGTACAAAACATCCATCAGTATTCTCATATTCATAAATTGTTATTTCATCACCAGGTGCAATAGTCGCAGAAATATCAACGAACCCTTGATCATCAAACATATAATCATGGCCATACAATAGTTGAACACCATTTAAATATATTCCAACTGCTCTGTTAGATAATGCATCTAAAGTAAATGGTACATTCAATGGATATTGTGTTTGAATATAATCTAAAACTATATAAGTTGTTTTAACACTAGCACCAAATGGGATCATATCACTAAAATAATACGGAGACGTTTTAGGAACATTTCTAGTTAACTCTTGCATGATCAAATCTACATGATTTTTTACGTCAGTATCAATACCAAGAGTTTCTGCTACTTTAATAAAATTTCGTTTAAACTTATTATAGTCTTCACGAGCTTGTTCAATTGCTCTAACAATATTAACCTGATCATTTGTAATATGATACAATGATAGACAAGATGGTCCGCTATGACGGACAAACTTTGTTCCATATTGTGATATATTACCCAAATCTCTTAAATTACTAGATCCAGGAAAAATTCCATTGAATCCTGGTAAATTGTCAACCATTGATGTTACATGGTCTAGTACTTCACCAAGTGAAAAATTAGAAATAGTTTCATTTAATGGATTATTTTGCAAATTATTTGGTATTTCATAATATCCATTTGAATTTATTGGTTGTGAAGCAAATGTTCTTATTGTCAATACGTCAGTTAATGATATTGGGGTTGTCAATACTATTCGTTTATATTTTGGAGAATTTTCAACCACCCATTGTGTGACTAATCCAATATCTTTTTGTAATCTAATACCATTAATGTAAATCTTTACTTCTAAATCATCTAATAAAGATATATCATCAAAAATATCAATATCAAAATTATTTACTTTACCAGAGTTTTTATATATTCTAATACCAGCTTGGGTAATTAGCGATGTATTTGTGACCCACCCATTGGAATAGACAGGAGAACCAACATAATCAGATGTAATTAAGTACCCAGTTCCTACATTTTTATCAACAAATGACAAAGTTGAACTATCTCTATAACTAAACATATCAGAAATAAAGTTAAAGTTGAATACAATATCACCAATATTGTTTATACTTTTATAAGTTATTGGGAAATTTAAAATAGGGTCATCAATTCCAGTTGTATTGACTTTATACGTAAATACCTGTGATCCTTTAAAATTAGAACCACTATACACAGAAGTGTCACTGAAACTAATACCATTTTCGTCAACTACATCAAACACCGGCTGTTGATTCTGCTTTATTTTTTGCTGCCCAAGGACCCAATTAGATCCATTAAACCAAAATTGCTTATTAATCATAGACCCATTTGTAACACGAACTACGTCATTGATCGATGGTACTCGTATTTTATGCAAATGTATTAAGGAATCGATTATTTCAACTTTATAAATTGCATTGGCAACACTTGAATCCAAATCTGCTGTGAAAATGATATATTGACCATCAGATACTGCTATTTTATCTACAGTATACCCGGTTGATCCTTCAATATCAGAAAAAACATCATTTGTAAAATCATCAACTAAATCAACATCTATTATGCCGGTAGTTCCAAAATTAAAAAGTTTTAAATTAGCAGAAAACTCAATAATTGGTCTATTAGCACGAGCACTTTGATTTAATGTGACTACTATTTTATTTAATTTTGCACTTGTAATTAATACATCTTTATGAACCCATCTATTTGATCTACTCCACGCATTTTTATCAGTACTATCACGATTTATTGTAATATAATCAGGAGTTGGCGCTATAACATCCAATAAAGAGCTGTCTACTAGTTTAATTGCATTACCAACACCCTCAACATAAAATGTACCAGAAGCATATTGGGTTGGTACCACTTTACCACTAAATGAAACCAACATTCCATTGCTTAATGGTGTACCATTTGTTAATGTATATGTCTTTTTGCCTAAAATATCTGATTCAATATCAATTTCAGTGTTATCATCGATTGAAGATATAATAAAAATACCACCGGTATCTAAAGAGGTTTCACTTTGATAAAATAATTGATTAGGTGCATTAAGTGGAACAGTAAATGTAATGGTCCCGTTTTCAACTGCATGTCCAGTAACTCCTTCTGTATATCGATACTGACCACCAACTGATCTTTCAGTAACAATACTGAATGGATTCCCAACTGAATTTATTTCAAATACATAGGTTTGGCCTCTATATAAGCGAAGTTGTGGATTAGTAGTAACACCATTTGGCGTGAATACATATTCAGTTGTATTACCATAAGTTGTTGTTTTTACAGAAAACGTACTTATAGAGTTACTTTGTTGTCCATGAATATTAATTACAGATGGAATTTCCCAATAATAGTTTTGATAATTTACTAACTTGTCCCAATCAATATTAGGATTCCAGCTATACATTTCTTCTTTATTCAATCTGGCATGATTTGATACATCACCACCAAAAACCTTAATTTTATTGATATAATCTTGATAATCTTTAAAATAAATGTTATTACCTTCTTCATCATTTATTGTGATAGAAGGTTCTAATTGATAATTCTGTCTATTACTATCCGGTGCTTGAATAAAAACATCTGCACCGGTTGTAGCTTTTGCATTTTGACGGCCAATATATCCATTCAATTTTGAAACAGTACCACGTTGAGTCAATTGCTCAACAGTTGCTTGCAAAAATTTTGAATTTGCATCTGTTCTAAAATATCTTGGTAAAAAAGTTGCAGATATATTAGTAGATGCGTTTGGATTAACTCTATCGGTCATTATAAACTCCCATATGGTGAACTAGTCACGGATTGTTGTGATGTGCTTGCTGTTGCAGATATACTGCTGCCTGATTTAATATTACTTGATGTAATACCTGATATAATTTCAATATCATCAACTGTTGCGCCATTTATAAATAATTGGTCTGTATTTGCAGTTATTTCAAATAAACTTCCAAAATTTAAATCCGATTTGTTCGGAACGATAACAAAACTAACAATGTCTGGTGCTAATTGCGAAATTACATATGTTGACAACTCAGTAAAATAAAAAGTATCACCAAAATTCCAATTTTGTATAGAAAAAAATTGGTTAATTGCAGTTATTACTCGGGATTTTACATCATTATCAGTAACTACTTGCTCAGGATTTTTGATAACTTTAAATGTTGCTTGTAGTTCTGGAATTGCTGTTCTACCAAACAATACCGTATATGATACTGGATGATATATAATTTCATCAGAAACCGTTTTAATTAAATTTAAACTTGGTGATAATGTATTATACAGCTCGTCAGAACTTGGTGGTAATGGCTTAGTTGTTATTGTTCCGTTAATCCATTGTCTAAATGTAATATCATAATCATTTGTTAATACAAAAATATCAATAATATTACTTACACCTGGATCTATTCTAGAATCATAGTCAGCAGCATGTGTATATTTAAACTTTATGTTGTCTCGCCCAATGTATACCTTATAATCAAGTGATGTAACCAATCCATATGGTAATACCAATTTTTTAACCACACCAGTATCTATAAAATAAAAGTATTGACCATTTGCATATGCAGATAATGAATCAACTGCTGATTGGCTAGCAAGAATAATAACTTTATTGTCAGAATTACTTACATATCTATAATCTTCTTGGCCATTTGTAATTAAGTATTTTTGTTGAAATATATACTTATTATTTGATGTAGAAGGCGGTACTAATTTTTGAAATAGATCTGGGTCGTATACTGTAGAATTATTGTTATCAACAAATGCTACAACAACTTTTTTTGTATCAATATAACCATCTTGACCTATATAACTTGAAGAAATTTTCCAAGTTATATCATTTGTATATGATGGTGATCCCAATTGTGTAAATGAGATTGGTCCATTAACAGCAGCAGAATTTACAATACTAAGTGTTATAGTAATATATCCATTGGTTAATTGTTCAACCTTATTTACGATTGCACCCTGGCCAATTCCAACACCGGTTACTAACATCCCAACTGTTATGCCCAATGCATTGGTTACTGTTAAAGTTGGTTTACCAATTAACCCGATGGCATTAACGGTAGTCGCAGATGTATTCACATTGATACTTAATACAGTAATCAAATCATTAACAATCGTTGCCGTTTCACTGTTATAAATCTTATTATTTCCATCAAAATAAAATCGAATAGCCTTATCACTTTCAAATATGTATCGAGTTTCTCTACTGACAATTGTATATGAGCCATTATTTGGTATGAAATTCAACAACCAACTTGCATCTCTATGATTATTAGTTAAATCTCCTTGAAATTCTAAACTAAAAGAGCTAATAGAATTCAAATTAGAATTATAAACAATCTGCCATGCGCTAGTGGTAACATCATAACGTAATCCAAATGGTTGGTTTGAAAATACAAGATCAATAATATTTGATATTGTGGTTTTTTCATCAATGGATGAAGACCATTTAGGAATAATCTTACTTATCACTGATAATGATGGCACAATTGTGTTGAATTGATATACTCCATTATTAACACTGATTACTTCTGCCCATAAATAATATGATGATCCAGGCAATACGGCAGTGCCTTCTACAAGACTGTTGTAATTATTTGTGTCAAAGTAGTACCCATATGGAGCTATAAACTTAACCATTGCACCAACTTTGATATAAATTAAATCAAACGCAGCGTTTGATGAAACTGTTAATGTTCCATACGAAGTTGTAATATCAGTCTCGGTTTGCACAAACGTTGCAGAAAATCCATCAGTAACTGCATCTCGTATGAATTTTGAATAGTAAAAATTTCGCAAATTATCATAAGAAAGGATATCAAAAACAGTATTATAAATTACATATTCAACATCAGTTTTTGAAATATATGAAAAATTAATAGAATTTGAATAAACCTCATTATAAATGACACCATCATCAGAATATAATACAGTAGAACTATACTTGCTAGATGGATCCACTAAATCAAAATACCTACTAATACCACTTGAAGTTCTATTAATCGCTTTTACTTTTAATACTTGCTGAGATGCACTCAATGGACTAATATTGTAGTCCTCACCAGTAATCATTCTATTTTGCGTATAGTATGTTTGTGGTGCATTTGTTTTAATACTTTCGTTAGATTCAGCTGGTGTTGAATTGGTCACAGAAGATGTCAATGACAACGAAATACTTAACGTATGATTTTGCCCGGTCGCAGAAATATATGGCAATTCAATAGATACATTTCTTATATCTTGTGGATTAATTACATAAGATATTCCATTACTAACTCGGTAATATACCCTGAATGTACCTTGTGGAAGATTTCCAAAAGTACCATCAGCAAAAGTTAAACTGATTGCGTCACTTGCTCGCGTAACTACTCCATAGATATTTCTAATATTATTATTAACACTATTATAAACAATATTAGTACCAGTTAAGCTAGGAACTTTTGTCCAAGCATTTGATTCTAATCCATTAACATCCAATCCATATAACCAAACATCATTATTGTTAATATTTTGAGATGTTATATCAATCGATTCATTAGTACTTGGTTGAGTAATAGCAAACGTACCGGTATTCAGTGAACCTTGTGTAAAATTAAAGAAAAACCCAGAGTTTGCACTCCCGGCTCCTTGACCATCATCCCTGTATATACATGCAATACTATTACCAAGCTTTGGTGCTTCTTCATATATGAAATTTTGGCCTTTAAAAGCGGTACTGGTGATTTCAAAATTCATTGACATTCCAGATACTACTTTTGTAAACCCATATACAGGAACATCATTATTGGCTGCATTAAATCGATATTGACTGGTAGGAATACCATATATTGTCGCACTATCCGTTGGATTTCCAAACTGTTGCGATACGGGTAATGCTGCATTTAATACTTTAATAAATTGATCATTCCAATTAGAATTAGATGGATCATTCCATGATATAACTTGATTTGCTAAATTACGGCCATTACTATCTATTACTGTCTCGGTTGTTGATATTGTTGTAAATTTTAACAACCCTTGTGCAGCAATGTTACGTTTGGCATTATAACTTATTACTCTGGCTAACCGTAATATACTATCACGTCTTTCAGCCAATTCTAAGAAGTTTTCACGTGCATTTAAATCAACTCTGAATGCAATGTTTTGTCCTAAAAATGCAATAAGATCAATCAATGCCAAATATTCAGAACTCTCAATATAATCATTGAAGTCTTCTGGATAATTTTGACGTATATAATTAACCATTGTGCGTCTAATATTCTCAAAATCATAGCTTTGAAAATCCGCATTGCGAAAAGATTGGTATACCTTTGTCCAATCCTCTGCTACTAAAAGTCTATTTTCTCTATCTGTTGCACTCATGTTATGTCCTAATAACAGTATTTATCGTAATGTATAAACTACATACTTTATTGCAATAATAACCCATTTGTTTGATCAAATTGTAGTTGCAATTTTTGTGATATATTGTATGGTAAGTATGTTAATATACACTCAATCTGAATACCAGATTCATATTGTGTAACAATAACATCTTTCGCAGTTATTCGTGGATCATAGTTAATAATTTCATTAACATTTTGTATAATCAATCCTCTAACCTGATCTGTTAACGGTTCAAACAGTAAATCCCAAATTATTGTTCCAAATGTAGGATTCATTAACAATTCACCTTGTCTAATGTTGAAATGGTTTAATAAATCTTGTTTTATTAAATTAAAATCATATAACTTATAGTTCTCAGTATCAGGGCTAACAGTACTAAATCCTCTATACATCTGCGAACTAATTGGCTGGTTTTTTGAAGGAACCGTAACTTTTTGATATATTGAACTCATGTATGTTATCCTGTAATTTTATTAAATGTATCAGTTGTTGTACTATAATTTTTCCATGCAGCAGCGGGTTCTTTCATAGATTCAGTTGGATGTGTTAACTGATTGTCAACATTTCTGTCAGTCTTATCTGACGAATATTTTAATGGATCTAAATTTTCATGCTGTGGGTATGGTTCATGTGTTGGAACTCTACGCATTATAGATTCAAATGTCGATCCATCGGCTGATGGTAAAATATGTGTCAATAATGGTGATGCAATCTCGGCAATTGCGGCGATTGGCCCATTCATATGGACTTTTGCAGCAGTTACCAGCTGGTTTCCACCAGAATTAATCTCAGTTGTAGTTCCAGCAGTAAATTTATTACTCCCAGTTGTATTAACATCCATTTTACCAAGCGTAGTAATTTTTCCATTTTGTCCAATAACAATATCTGTATTTTTTGCAGACTCAGCATGAATATTATTACCTGCCTTTACATTAACATTTCTTCCTGCTTCTAAATTTATATCTCTACCGGCATGAAAATTAAAATCCTTTGAGGTGTGTATACTAATGCTATCTTCTGCAAATATATCTATTTTTCCGTTACTGGTTAGTTCTATCCAAGTAGATCCGCTTGCATTACCAATGTAAATCAAATCTTCACTATTATGTAATAAAATTTGATGACCAGTCCGAGTTCGGATTCTAATCAATTCATTATGAGGTATATCAACATTTCCACCGGTTTCCCCCTGTTCTATCGCAGCATATGATGGACCACCTGTTCCGGCTGGTGTTTTTCTTAAAAATTTATCATCCCCATCATCCATTACAAAAGTAGACCCACCTATATGGCTAACTGGTGCGTTCGTGATTCTGGAATCAGATTTACCAACTGCTCCAGTTTTTGCAGTTGGCTTTTTATCAAATGGGCCTGGTGTGCTGATACCAAAAACCATACTAGGTGTTTCACGTCTGGCGCTGCTTGTTGTTATCCCTCTGGTATCATCCAAAAGTAACCCCTGAGATGCTAACGCATCAACTAATGGGTGTTGTGGTTTTTTAAATTGAGTTGAATCACCGTCTCTATTATTTTCTAACTTGTTGTATTCTGCTACTGGTACACGGCCAGGTCTTCCAGCTGCATCAGCGGTTGCTGAATCTACTGAATTCTGGGTTGCCGCAATACCGGGAATCATAAAATTCATACCTTCATCAGGTACACATCCAATCCAGTAACCTCTTCCAGGATCATCATTAACAAATATAACTACAACTAATGTCCCAACATCAGGTGGCACAAACCACATCCCGTAACTTTTTTGAGTATTGTTATAATCATTCTGATTTGTTACATAATCAAATCCAGTTACTCCATAAAATGGACTCATATATTTTACTTGTTGTACCTGTGCAGCAGATGTATCATTACCAGAACCTGGTCGTAATAACTGTACTTCCAATGATCCCATATATGATGTATCCAGATGGCTAATTACTTTTGCTAAACATGGGCCTGTTGGCAATTCTGATTTTATACCGCTATTCTTATCTTCTGCCATTAAAATTTCCCTGATCCAAATTGTGGTGTAATCATATCCGCACCTGTATTTTTTACTAATGTGTTCATCTTTGATGATCCCATACTATATTCTGTATCTACCGATAATCCTTTGTCGGTTACTGGCTGCAATGAGGCAGTTAACAATTCTTTTGCTTTTGGTTCATCTTGATTATTCTGACCTCTCAGTCTGTTAGCAGTTAACGTTTGTTTAAAAAGGCCACCTTTAAACTCACTTCTAATGTTTGTCAATCTATATAACCCACTAAATCTCTGGCACAATTTATTATTCTTAAGATTATACATCCCTGTTGATGAGTTTATATCAGTAGGAGTTCTAAAATTTATAACAATATGAACTTCTCCATTTTGATAGTGCATACTACCATCTTTCGTAATATTCATTTTATCTTCTTTATCCGTAAAATTACCAGTACCACTATTAGAAATATAATACGGATCACCTATAATGTCGCATGTTATATTCATCATATCCATTGAATTAATTACCGCGTCATGAAATATTTTTGCAGCTCGTGTAGCTGCAATATCACCACTTGTTCCACCAATATTATCATTGGATGTCTTGGTATTATCATATTTTGTAGATGATGCATCAATAGAATCATCATCACCAGATGGTGGAGAAACTGATGAAGTACCATTTTGTGATGATGGTTTATCAGCTACTTTAGAGGCTTGTTGTGATGACACAACATCGCCGTTATAAATGTAATTATCGGTGGCCATTGATGTATAAAATGCATTATGCATAGTAAATTCAAATCTTATTAAATCTACGTTTTTACCAGTGTAAATATAATTGTATTCCTTAACTGCTTGCTTAGTTAATTCCTCAATTCCAGGTGCTGGAGCATTCGGTGCCATAGTTTTACTAGCATGTACATAATATGGTATTACTCTATATACAATTAATTTTGGAACTTGACCAGTTATTTTTAAATTTTCATCTGTTACAATGTGGTACGCTTGTGTATCAATTCTCCACCACTGATACATCCCTTCGGGGGTTAATTTTTCAAATTTTAAAACATCATTTGGAATGTTGCTTTTTATCATTACTTGATTGATTGCATTAATAATGTCAGAATCTTGGGCAAATTTAAAATCAACTGATCCAGGTTTAGCAGCAACTTTTGATCTATTATGTGATTTAGTTTTTGGATTCCATACATCATTGTCTAATGCAAATGGTGCATCCCCACTCCTATCTTTATTGTAATTCATCGTTGCTTTACCTAATGCATTACAAGTACCATCGTTCTGCACAATACTCGATACAGTTGAATTTGATGATATCTTTACATCAACTCGTTTTACACCAAGTGTTTTAAATATTTCGTCATTATTTGCCGAGGTTGGATTTTTTGTTGCACCATCTTTGGTTTCAGTATTACCTGGTTTAGTTACCGATGATCCAGCACCACTGGATGAAATATTAGTTGGAAACATTATTAATATTTCATCTGGAACTTTTACTATTTTTTTATCTTTTAATTGTTTTAATCTGGCATTGACAACTTGTTGTAGACTTTTTGGGCCGCTTTGTAACATCTCTTGGACAGTACTACCTGAAACAGTAGTATCGGTTTTAAGCTTTTTATATTCATCATTTAATGCTTTACCAGCAGTAGTGTATCCTTGAATAGTATATACACTTCCTGCTTCAGTTACTTTCATGTTGCATGTATTGAAATGAAATGTAATAAATTTAGTAGTATTTGGTATTTTAACCATCTGACCATTTTCAGTATTACCTCTAAATTCAATTGATAACAAATAGGGAGCTTCGTTCCAATTTTTATACTTTTGATTATATGCAGCTACCTGCACTGCTTGCATAAACATTCCCATACTATATGGTTCTATTACTGTAAATTCAAGCGTGGTATTTGTTGTATTGCCATGATCATTTGAAAATGACGCATAACCATCAATTACTAAATCATCGATGAAAAAATCAAATTTACCACCATCTAAAGTAATTCTATCGTTTGGTTGCATACTTGCAGATTTACATATTAATGGTGGCATTTTTCCAGCAATATACGATTTATCTGGATGATTATATCCATTTGCATCTAAACAACTCAAACTAATAATATATGAATATGATGCATATTTGTGTAAAGGATTTGCGATTGGCAACTTTGTATCAGACTTTCCAGATTTTCCGGTTGGACTTGAAAAAATCTTACCTATTCCATCAGTAACTGATGAAATTGCACCAGATATTGCTGAAACTGGTGATATGTTATCTAATACATGCGTTACACTTGGTATATTTGTTGCTCCCATATTATAACCCCAATACTGATATTAAACTGCTGCTTTTTGGAAGATATATTTGTTTTCCTGGAATAAAATCAAATATTGGATCTTCCAATACATCTAAATTTCGTTGAATAAATACCCACCATAATGTAGAATCACCGTAAACGTCAAACGCTAATAAGTCTGGTCTATAAGTGTATTGTGGTTCAATTGTATACAAATAATCATCTACCTCTGCACTAACTGGCCTAATTGCCAATATATCCAAATAATTTTGATTAACTGGGGTTGTGTACCATGGA